GTCGAGAAAAAAAACCGGCAACTTTTGAGGCATTTCAAAACGGTAGATATGGCCAAACAGATCCCAACGCGTAGCGAACTGACTGCGATGTTCGCTGCGTACATCGATCAGATGTATGACCGAATGCAGTCGCGCGAGCACCTCGTGGAGCTTGAGTGCAAAGCGACGTATGACCCCGAGTCTGACAACTATAACGATCTCGGCGCCGACGAATGTCCAGGGATGCAGGTGAGCGTTGAACTTTCCGTGTCAAACGCGGATGACAAATATGATTACGGCTTTACAGCAAACTATCTCGAGGAAGAGAGGTCGTGATGATTGAGCGCGAAAAGGCCCCTAGCTACGAAACCGCGAGCGACGCTGACAACGCGCTCCTGCACCAGGCTTACAACATGTGCGCCGTGATGCTGTTCACAGATCAACCGCATGATCACCTGGATCGAATGCTCAGTCTGGCGGCGTGCATCCTGTCGCAAGTCGCACTGGTCAGCGGGCAGCACGACATCACTGCGAGCGGCATGGGTCCGCTCATACTAGAGTGCGCGCAAGTCATGGTCGACCGTGAGTCAGCAGCAATGCAGCGCCGACAGGTGGAGGTCGCAGCCGATGGCCGCTGAAATCAGCGAGGAGGTCAACGCTGCGCTCCGCGGGATGGTCCACGACGTTCAGAGTACGTTGCCGGCTAACATCAAGTTCGCTGTCATACTGTTTGACCCGGCCGAGGACGGCGCCATCGTTTCAGCCTCGAGCGCGGATCCCTGCGAGCTCGTCGACGTCATGTTGAGCTGGTGCCGCGACGCTTACGCCCAGGCGGTCGACAACCTCGGCGATGAGCGTGGAGTCACCGAACGCGAGAAGCGACTCACAAAGGCCCAAGGGGCGGCGCGTGTACACTTAGACGGGTTAGACAAGTTGTCACTCCTGCAGCTCGCAGCGATGTTTGTGATGGACGCAGTAGAGAGCAGCACGCGGGACGGGGCGACGATCGACGAGGCGCTTAGTGTTGTGAGCCGCCTGGCTCGCAAGGGTTATTCGAGGAGGCTCGAGGAGGCACGGAAGCGATGATGCGCATCACACAAGAACATCTAGACAACTGGTTCATTTACCATCCGCCTACGGACCCCTCGGTCGCATCGTCTTATGAGGCGTTGCGCGCAGGGGCCAAGGCTTTTGCCGAGCTGATTCTGCAGCACACGCCGAGCAGCGCGGACCAGACAGCCGCGCTTCGCAAGTTGCGCGAGGTGGTTTTCACAGCCAACGCATCGATCGCGTGCGGGGGGAAGTGAAGCCATGTCCGAATACGAAAAGCATACGATGACAGATGACGAGTGGCGCGTGGTCCAGATGACTGCACGCGCAGCGCTCATCACGGTTGCGATGAACGGCATGGCTGGCAACGGCGACGTGGCGCTAGCGGCCGCCGGACTGATGATCGCGAACGTCGTCTATCACACGGAGGGCATGACGGTGGAGAACGTCCTGCCGGCGATCAGGCACTACATCGAGGACTTTAGCGGTCACATCGCGAAGGCCCACGCAGAGGACGGCGGATGTGATCACGGCGACACGGAAAAACACCCCGACCGAGAAAGGCAACACTGAGACATGACCACTCCGAACTGGAATCAGGCTCACCTAGTACAGAGTCACTATCGCGTGCCCACTGTTAGGAAACCACTAGAGCCCGTCGGCACAGCGCGCGCCGATCGCTTCTCGTGCGACTGCCACGGGGTGAGCGTATGCCCTGACCGGCTCGACCGACTGGGTGACGCGTTGGAGCGAGCGCTGAACCTGCAGGCAGCGTGCAGGGACGCATGGGCGCAGAAGTCGCCGGAAGGCCGCTGCGACACGTGTGAGATCAACGTTGCCGAGGCCCGCGAGGCGCTCCACTTCTATCGGACCGGGACCGTGCTCACATGACCAAAGCAAAGAAGTCTAAGCCCAAGGCGGCGCCGCTCATCGCTCCCGCACCCGCAGCGATCTGGATGGACCCCGTCGATCTGCTCGTGTGGGCCGACAACCCGGTGGTGCATACCGACGAGGAGATCAACGAAACGATCGCTTCCATCCAGCGATTCGGGTTCGGTTCGCCCATTCTGGTGCGGACTGCCAACATGGCTGTCATCGCCGGGCATCGCCGGCTGGCCGCTGCGATCAAGCTGGAGCTCCAGCAAGTGCCCGTGCGCACGCTCGACATCAGCGAGTCCGAGGCGCATGTGCTCGCTGTACTCGACAACAAACACACCAAGGATACAGCGTGGGACGCGCCGAAGTTGGCGACGCTGCTCGCTGAATGGCCTAAGCAAGATGCGGAGATCGCGGGGTTTACAGCGCGCGAGATCGCGACCCTTAGTGCACACCTACTAACCACGGGTCAATCATCGGAGATAGACCTCACTAGCCCGGCCATCGTAACTGTGGGACATATATGCCCTCAGTGCGGGTGTGAGTTCTTCGATGAAAAATCAAAAGGTCGAGCACGGCCTAGCCTGGACCCTTCGTGATCTGAAACCGCCGCCCAATGGAGCGCCTCGCGTATGGAGTTGCTTTCACTGTGGCGGCGGCTCGAGCATGGGCTACAAGTTGGCCGGCTGCGACGTCGTGGGTGGAGTCGACATTGATGAGCGCATGAGCCGCGTCTATCGCGCGAACCTCAAGCCCCGCCATCAGATCCTGTCAGACATACGCACCGCGACGTTGCCGCCGTTGCCCATCGATATCCTGGACGGCTCGCCGCCGTGCACCCCGTTTAGCTTCGCGGGCGTACGCGAAAAGTCATGGGGTCGAGAGAAACAGTTTGCCGAGGGGCAAGCGACGCAACGCCTAGACGATCTGTTTTTTGCGTTCATCGCGTACGCGGCGGCTGTGCGGCCCCGTGTGGTCGTCGCTGAGAACGTGACGGGTATGCTCGCCGGCAACGCTCGCAGCTACGTGCGGCGCATCGTGGAAGGCTTCGCAGCGGTCGGGTACACGTCGCAACTGTTCCAGCTAACAGCCGTCGACTTCGGCGTGCCACAGCGACGTGAGCGCGTGTTCTTTGTCGCGCAACTGACCGACTCATACCGACCGCTCCGCATCGAGCCAACGTGGACCGCTGCACCGCTCACGGTGGGCGCAGCGCTCGAGGGCGTGCATACGCTCGGCGGTCCGCTGTACCCGAAGGCTGCGACGCAGTGGCCAGGAGTTCCACGCGGGCGGCACTTCACCCGACACGGCACGAGCAAGCTCAATCCCGACGGGCTCGCGCCGACCATCACAGCGGCGGGCGTGTTCGCGCACTGGGATGCGGCGGTGGAGTTGTCAGGCCCAGCGATCGCGCGGCTGCAGTCGTTCCCCGATGACTATGACTTTGGAACGGTCAGCCCTATGTATGTATGCGGGATGAGCGTCCCGCCCTATGTGACCCGCGGTATAGCGCGCGCTATCATCGACCAACTGCTGTGACCAAGCCCAAGCTGACACCGGATATCCACTCCAAGCTGATACAGTTTTTCAGCTTGGGGGCTTTCAAGAAGCACGCTGCTAACGCGTGCGGCATCACCGAGTTGCAGCTCGATGAGTGGTTAGAGCTCGGGCGCGAGGGCCGCGCGCCTTACGATCAACTGTTCATCGACATCGAGCGCGCGATTGCCGACGATGCAATCCGCAACCAGATGATCGTGTCGCGTGCTGCAGCGGGTCAGCCGACGTCGGGCGACTGGAAAGCCGCGGCGTGGAACCTCGAGCGCAAACACCCTAAGCTGTATGGTCGAGCCGCGACCGAGGCTGCTAAGACCGGCGGCACCTCGGGCGAGGAAAAACCTACTAGCCCGTGGTTGAACCAAACCGCATGAGTCCGATTATTCGAAGCGAGGGCCAGCGCATGTTTCTGCATGTGACTGGATCGCTCGCAGCTATCGCGAAAGCCATCAGCGTAAAGTCACCGCAGTCGATCGCAGACTGGCGCAACGGGACCAAGACGCCGTCGCCCGACTATCGCGCGGCCATCGAGGGCGCATTCGGCATTCCCGCCCGAGCGTGGTCGCTGCGAGCTGGTACGGCCGCCGACGCTCCGCCAGGAGACGCGGAGCCCGCCGACCCGAGCGCGCCGCCGCCCTCGACGCTCGAGGACTGCCTGGCGCTCCTGGCGACGATTAGGCGGGACCGCCAGCAGGCTGGACTGATGGCCTCGGAGCGGGTCAAGCTTGCGGACGCTGAGGCCCGCATACTCGCACTGCGAGCGCGGCTCGAGTCAGCGACCGAACTGTCCGAGGACCGATACGTGCGCGACCATCCAAGCTGGCGCCGTTTGGAGGACGCGATCATCGCAGCACTGGAGCCGCACCCCGCAGCCGCGAAGGCTGTGCGGGATGCCATAGAAAGTGCCTGGCGTGACGAGCAGCAAAGCCTTCGAAGTCTCAACCCGTAAGTCACAGCGAGCAGAGCCAACACTGTGGACGTTCGATGCGTCGTTTCATCGACGCCTTGAGGCGCAGCTCGCTCATACGCTGCATGTCAGCTTCCCCAACCCCAAGTACCAGGCGGACCCCGTGGGGTTCTTTCGTGAGATCCTCGGAGTCACACCGTGGTCAAAACAGATCGAGATCTTAGAAGCGGTCCGCATGTACTCTCGCGTGGCCGTGTGCTCGGGGCACAAAGTGTCCAAGTCACACACCGCTGCGGGGATCGCACTGTGGTTCTACTGTTCGTATCCCGACGCTCGCGTAGTGATGACTTCGACGACTTCGCGTCAGGTAGATCAGATCCTGTGGCGCGAGCTGCGAATGATGCGCGCTCGGTCGGGCCGCTGCGATGCATGCAAGCTCGAGGACCCCGAAGGCCTCATCATCCGCCGGCCGTGCCCGCACTCTGCATTGATCGAAGGAGAACAGGGCGAGCTCGCGCGCACAGGCCTCAAGTCCGCTGACTTCCGTGAGATCGTAGGATTCACCGCGCGCGAGGCCGAAGCCGTCGCAGGCATCAGTGGTCGCAATCTATTGTACATCGCTGATGAGGCGTCAGGCATCGGCGATGAAATATTCGAGGCCATCGAGGGCAACCGAGCGGGCGGCGCTAAACTGTTGATGCTGTCTAACGGCACTCGTAACGAGGGCGAGTTCTATGACGCGTTCAATAGTAAGGCTAAGCATTATCACACGCTGAGGGTGTCGAGCGCGGAGACGCCTAACGTCATCGAGGGGCGCATTGTCATACCGGGCCTAGCAACGCGCGAGTGGGTCGAGGAAAAGCGCCAGGAGTGGGGCGAGGACAGCGCCCAGTTCAAGGTCCGCGTGCTCGGCCTGCATGCAGAGTTCGAGGACGCCAAGATCTTTAGCGTGCATATGATCGCATCGTCGGAGCGTCGCTGGCACGACACGCCGCCCAGCGGCCGGCTGTTTGTCGGGCTCGACCCCGCCGGCGAGTCGGGACTCGGCGACGAGACGTGCTTTGTCGCGCGACGCGGAAACAAGATGCTCGCGATCCGTGTGCTGCGCGGGTTAAACGATGAGCAGCACCTCGTGCACCTCTTGATGTTTCTGCAGGACCATCGGCTCAAGCGAGAGACCCCCGTGGTGGTGCTCGACCGCGAGGGCAGCATCGGCTCGACGCTCATGGGCCGACTGCGAAGCTACGCCAGCGAGCACGCCAACGCGTTCGAGCTCATCAGCGTGCGCGCGAGCGACAAGGCCGTCCGCAGGCCGCACGTATACGATCGTGTTCGCGACGAACTCGCGGCCAACCTGGAAGCGTGGATGCGCGATGGCGGCGCAATCCTCGAGGACGTCAAGCTAGCGGCCGAGCTGCACCGGCTCGAGTGGAAGCAAGCGATCAACGGCAAGCTCAAGCTCACGCCCAAGGATGTGCTGCGAAAAGAGTTGGGCCGCAGCTGCGATCGGTATGACGCGACAGCCCTCGCAGTGTGGGAGCCGCTGTCGCTGTCCGACGAGGTGCCGCGCTCGGCGGCCAAGGTGACAGCGGCCGAAGCGCCACCGTATGCAGAGGTAACGTTTGATCCTTACGAGGCGGCTAACGCATGGGGCGGGCGATAACACGAGGTCAGCGGCTCCTGCTCGCGTTGTGCAACATCACAACGCGAGCGGAGATCGCCGCGCGCTGCGATGTCAGCCTGTCATGCGTGTCGGAGTGGTTGAGCGGAGACGCTAGGCCCTCGCAACGTGCGGCCGAGCGGTTAGAGTCTATTTACGGCATCAAGCTTACTAGCTGGTCGACACCACACACTGCCTAATAGTGGACCCGCGCTATTCGCTGCACGTTGCATTTGTAGATGTCTAAATCCCCCTCGTGGGCATCAGCAACGTACTAGCGAGCGTTCGCGACCAACTGTTAGGCATCAGCGCCTACCAGTCCGAGAACCCGCCGTCCGCTTCGAACGACACGGACCTAGACAGTCCGATGATCGAACGGCTGCGGCGTGCGCTCGGCGGTCAGATTCAGATGCCGACGTACACGCGTACGCGCTGGTACCTCGCAGACATCGAGGACGCCGAGCACAACGCGGACAGCGGTAACCTACGCATGTGCGGCCAGTTGATGGCTTACGCGCGACGCGATGGAACGCTGGCCGGCGTGCTGTCTACTCGCACGGGCGGGCTCGTGCGATTGCCGCGCCGGTTCCGCGGCGACAATGACGTGGTGCGCGCGCTGGACGTTGGGCACGACAGCGTGCGGAGCGTGTTCGATGAAATGTTCCCACCGGCCGAGCTAGCGCTGCTCGCAGCGGATGGCTTGCTGTGCGGCGTGGGCGTCGCCGAGCTCGTGCCCGTCAAGGGCCGCGACTACCCAGTGATGGTCCGCCTTGACCCGCAATATCTCCAGTACGTCTGGAATGAGGCGACTTGGTATTATCTGTCTAGCGTCGGCCGCTTGAAGATCACGCCAGGGGACGGGCGTTGGATCTTACACACGCCGGGCGGTCGCATTGCGCCCTGGCAAAATGGGCTCTGGCGATGCATCGCGCGCAATGCAGTACGGAAAGAACATGCGAACCTACACAAGGATAACTGGGAGGCGAAACTCGCTAACCCGGCTCGTGTAGCAGTCGCTCCGCAGGGTTCCACCGAGGCCCAAAAGGACAGCTGGTTCCGCGCAATCATGGCGTGGAACTTGAACAGCGTTTTCGGAATGACTCCGGGATACGATGTAAAGCTCCTGGAATCTAACGGTAGGGGAGCCGACTCCTTTGCTAAGACCATAGCGGACTGCAATACCGAGATGGTCATTGCGATCGCGGGTCAGACAGTCACGACTGACGGCGGCGCGGGCTTCCAGAACAGCGATATTCACAAGACCATCCGCGCGGATCTCATCAAAGAAACCGCCGACGGACTTGCGTATACAGTCAACACGCAAGGCATCCCGTGTTTCATTGCGTTGCGCTTCGGACCTAACGCTGTGCTGTCGAAGCCGTGCGTGATGGAATGGGACGTCACCCCGCCGAAGGATCGCAACAGCGAAGCGCAGTCGCTTGTCACGGCGGCGTCCGCGATCAAGACACTGGGCGAGGCGCTCGCAACGTCCGACCAGGTGTTAGACATCGCGGACCTCTGCGACCAGTTCGCGATCCCGCTCATCGGTGACCAGGTCGACGATGGCGCGGGCGCAGTGCCGCCGCTGCGCCTCATCCAGGGCGGCCAGCCGTCCGACGCTGCAGCTGCAGCGCTCGCAGCCGGCCAGGCCCAGGACACGGCTCTCAACGGCGCCCAGATCGCTTCGATGCTCGAGGTGGTGAGCGCGGTCGTGAACGGGCTTATCCCCCGCGATGCAGCGCTCGCGATCATGCAGCGCGCTTTTCTGGTCGACGAGGCGCAGGCAAACAAGTTGCTCGGCTCGGCGGGCGCTGGCTTCAAACCCCCCGCAGCGGCCGCGCCCGCCGCACCTGCACCCATCACGGAGGCCGCATGAGTTCCGGACTAATCAAGGCGATCCTAGTTGGCGTCGGCGCTGCGCTCGAGGGCTTCGGGCACTCCAGCGTGTTGCCGTCTAACTGGGCATGGGTCGGTGAGCTCGCCAAGATCCTCGGCGGCGTGCTCGGCGGCGCGGCTCTAGTACGCCGCCCTGGCGATGAGGCGCCACGCAATGAAGCGTGAGGCCCATAGGTACGATCGGCGCGGACTGCTCGCAGTCGAGCCCAGCGCATGCGGTCAGGACTTTATGCTGCGCGTGCTCGAGGGCGACGAGGAGCCCCAACTGTTCGAGCAGGTTGGCAAGTGTGCTGTCATCACGATTGATGGTCCGCTCGATGCCCACCGCGGCTGGCGCTGGGATTCGTATGAGGACATTCGGGATCGCTTCGCAGCTGCATGCGCGGAGCAGTCCGTTGCAAGCGTGTTGCTCAAGGTGTCGAGCCCCGGCGGCGATGCGTCGGGCTGCTTCGAGCTCGCGCGCTGGATGCAGAGCCGCGCAGAGGAATCGGGCAAGCTTGTCTATACGTTCGTAGACGATAAGGCATGCAGTGCGGCCTATGCATTAGCGGCGCCCTCTAAGGCTATCTATCTAAGCGAGACAGCCATCGTCGGTTCTATCGGCGTGCTTATGACGCGCTTCGATTACAGCGCGCGCAATGCTCAGGCGGGCGTGCGCGTGGCCTTCATTGCGAGCGGCGAACGCAAGGCCGACGGCAACCCCGACCAACCCATCAGTGCCACCGAGCTCGAGGCGCAACAGCGCATCGTGGATGGGACCGCCGCTGTGTTCTTTGGGCTGGTTCGCCAGTACCGAAAGATCGACGCCAAGGCCTTACAGGCCGGGGTGTTTCATGGTCAGGACGCGATCGATAAGGGTCTAGCTGACGCGATTGTTAGTTACGACCAACTGTTACTCACACTGTCTCAAGGACTAACAAGTATGACCCCTTTCGAAGAGGCGCGTGTAGCGCTCCAGAAACTGTCAGAGGGCGACTCGCCAGACGCGGCGGCCGCTAAGCGCGCACTCGCAGCGCTCGACAAAAAAGAAGACGCAGCCGCCGAGGGCGATGAGCCCGAACCAGCCGCAGCGACCGACGAGCCTGACCCGGCCGCAGCCAGCGATGAGCCGGCGACCGACGATGACAAAGATAAGAAAGAGTCCGCCAAGGCCTACAGCATGGCCGCCAAGGCGCAGGCCGACTTGCACGCACTCAAGGTCGAGCTCGCGCGCGAACGCGAGTCCACGGCCCGCACAGCGCTCATCGCAACGCGTCCGGACTTCTCGCCCGAGTTCGTCAAGACACTCGCCAAGCTTCCGCTCGCGAGCGTCAAAGAACTGGTCAAGACTACGCCCCGCCTCAGCGCAACGGGCGCTGATGCAGCGTCCGCGCTCGCAGCCTCACAGGTGGGCGGCACGGCGGGCGATGCGACCGGTGGAGCAGCACGCCTCGGCGCTGCAGACAAACTCGCACTCGATGCCCGCATGGGCGTCGGTCAGTACGTGGACGCTGTCGTCGGAACCGATCTCAAGCTTTCGCTCGGCGTCCGTACGCCGGCGCCGAAGGGGAACTAACAACACATGGAACGCCTCATCTCAGAAGTGCACTGGGGTTATTACGACTTCGTTTTGCGCGACGGCATTCTGGCCGAGCGCGGTACCGTTGCTGTGTTCGACACCGGCGAAAACGGTGTTTGCAACCACGCAGCGGTAGACACCGGGCTCGTGGGCATCGGCATTTTCATGTCCACGCTGCTGGGCGACGGCGTGAAAACCATCCAAGTCAAGTTGTTCCGCGAGCTGATTAGCTACTGGTGGGACAACGACCCGACCGACGCTGTGACTGCAGCGATGCGCGGACAGCTTTGTTACTGGGCGTCAGATCGCAGCGTGAGCTCGCTCGACACCGGCACCAGCGTCGCGGGCCTCGTGCTCGCAGTCGATGCAACGCGCGGCGTGTTAGTCGCGTCTGATTACCCCACCTTCCTGACGGCATAAGGGGCGCCTAATCCATGTCCGCTATTACACCTAGTTTCCTATACGATCTCGAATCGAACATGCGTCTCATCACGACGCAGGATTACAACCGCCTCAACTCGCAACTTTGGTGGAAAAAAGTCGCCAAGGAAATGCCGAGCGGCGCGAAGAAAGAGCGCATTAACTGGCTGCTCGACACAGCCATGATCCGGCGCACGGGTCGCGGCGGTAACGTCGAGTTCGACGATCTGGTGGCGTTGACCACTGAGGTCGAGAACCTCAACGCGGCCGCTGGCCTCAAGGTCAAAAAAGAACAGTTCGAGGACCTCGACGGCAACGGCATCGATCTGGCTTCTAACTGGTCCCGCTCGATGGGCGCGTATGCTGCCTATTGGCCGCAGAAGTGTGTGGCCCAAGCGATCCTCGCGAACCCGGTCACCTATGACGGAAAGAACTTCTTTGCGACCGACCACCCCGTGAACCCGTATCTGGGCTCGGCGGGTGCGACGTTCCAGAACGTTTTCACCGGCGCAGCGTCGGGCATCTATCCCGGTGCATTGCCCATCAACAGCGGCTCGGGTGCCACTGTCGAAGGTGCGATCGCGAACATCGCAAAAGCGATCGCGTACGTCGCAGCGATCAAGATGCCTAACGGGGAGGACCCGCGGTTCCTGCGACTCGCACACTTGTTTGTGCCGCCCGCCCTCACAGCGCGTGCGACTCAGATCACTAACGCCCAGTACATCGCGCAGGCAGCCACCAGCGGCGGCGGCTCGGGTGACGTGGCGGCTGTGATCCGTAATTTCGGTCTCGGCCAACCGGTCGAGGTGCCCGAGCTCGGCTCTGCGTTCGGCGGGTCCGACTCGACTTACTACCTGGGCATGGAGGACATCCTCACTAACGAGCTCGGGGCCTTCTGCTACGTGAACCGCGAAAGTTTCAGCGTGCTCTATTACGGGCCTCAGAATGACGCGCAGCTCGCGCGTATCCGTGAGTTCCAATGGACCACTGAAGGCCGGAACGTCATCTTGCCCGGCCATCCATATCTGTTGTTCAGGGCGTCCGCGACCTGATTGACTACGGCGTTGCGCTGGCACGGGACGGTCAGCCGTGCCA